CGCTCTGCCCCTATCGAGGTGGAGCTCTTCGGCGAAGTCATCCAGTTCCAACCCGACGCGCGCGGCCGCATGGTGGCCGAGGTGGAGGATGGGCCCGTGGCCGCTCGCTTGCTGCAGATCAAGGAAGCGTATGTGCTCCTGAAGGACCTGGATGCCGAAGCGCAAGCCCAGGCCCAGGCTGACGCGCAGGCGAAGGAAGCTGCTGAAGCCAAGGCCCGCGCTCTGGCCCAGGCTGAAGCCGATGCAGCGGCCAAGGAGCAGGCAGCTGAGGCCGAGAAAGCCAAGGCCGATGCTGAAGCTGCAGCCGCCCAGAAAGCTCAAGCCGAGGCCGATGCCTCCAAACCTGCGGCCGGCCGCAAGAAGGCTGCCTGATGACCCCGTGGGAAGCTCTCTACCCTGATGTGATGCCTTGGATCGGCCCAGGCCGGGCAGAGCCGATGGTCGACCACCAGCTGCTGCGCAGTGCGCAGGCTTTCTGCCGTGCTACTCGCGCATGGTGTGTCGACCTCGACCCCGTGCGCACCACTGGTAGCGAGCTTTCCTACGACATCGAGTTTCCAGGCGCTGCTGACCTGGTCCGCCTCGAATCGGCCACCTTGGATGGTGACGAGCTGGAGGTGTGGCGCGCCGGCGGCGCCAAGAACAGCTTGTACGTGTTCACGCCTGAGCGCAAGACTGTCGAGCTGAGCCGCCCCGTGGGTGCCAACCGCACGCTGGTCCTGCGCGTGAGCGTGATGCCCTCCAACAAGGCCTATGGCATCGAGGACGAGATTTTTGCCTCCTATGCCGAGGTGATTGCCCGTGGTGCGATCGCACGCATCAACAGCGATGCCGCCATGGGACAGTGGTTCGATGACGAGTGCGAGCGCATCAAGATTAAGACCTGGCGCGGCAATTCGTCTGCCCGGCCACGCGCTGTGGGGGTGGCATTCTGATGGCACTCGACGGTGCAACCCTGATCCAGAAGCTTCGCTCGGAGCTGCAGGATGTGGACATGGACCGCTGGTCCCTGTCTGAGCTTGCTGACGCCCTGAACCAGGCCGCCGATGAGGTGGCCATTCAGCGGCATGACCTCTTTGCGCGCACGGTGGAGCACAAGCTGCAGGCCGGCCCGCGCCAGACCCTGCCCGAGGGCTGCTTTCGGCTTGTGGAAGCCATCGGCAACACCGGTGGCGGCCCCATTTCGCTGGTGGAAAGCCGCCGCGAGCTGGATGTGTCGGCCCCTGGCTGGATGACTTCCCCGGGCCGCGAGCGCATCCGGCACTACATCTACGACCTGCGCGACCCCACCCATTTCTTTGTGTGGCCGCCTGCCGATGGCCTCAAAGCCAGCCTCGACCTGGTGGTGGTGGCCTATCCCCAGCGCATCGCCGCTGATGGCACGGGCTCCATTGACCTGGCCGACGTGTACGAGTCCGCACTACTGAAGGGCGGCATTTGGAAGGCCTACGCCAAGGACGCCGAGTACGCCGGCAATGCCCAGATCATGCAACTGGCCTACAGCGCCTTCGCTTCCACCTTGACGGGTGACATCCGCGCTTCCGTCGTTTCTTCCCCCAATGGCACTGGTGTTGGCAACAAGGCCGACATCAGTGCAAGCACCCGGTAATCAAAGGAGCCGACCATGTTTTCTTCCGCATTTGCCAATGACCTGGCCAAGCTCATTTTTCAGGCCACCGCCATTGCAGGCCTGGCGGACAACGCTGCCTCGGGCGCCTTGACCAGCCTCTATCTGTCGCTGCATACCGCTGACCCGCTCGCGGCCGGCACGCAGACTACCAGCGAGGTGAACTACTCAGGCTATACCCGCATCGCTCTGCAGCGCGGCCCACTGGGCTGGACTGTCACGGGGAATGTGGTGAATCCCACTGGTACGGCTGAATTCCCGGAAATGACCGGCGGTACAAACCAGACCGCCACCCACCTGTGCGTTGGTACGGCCGCAAGCGGTTCCGGTAAGGTCCTGGTGCGCATGACGATCAGCCCATCCATCGAGTGCAAGCTCGGGGTGGTGCCTCGTATCCGCCAAACCTCCACGCTCACGCTGGTCACCTCGTAAGGTAGATGCGATGGCCATACTGGCAGAGCTGGGCTTTGCGGAACTTGCGGTTCTGCAGATCGGACAGGACGCACGCAACTATGTTGACGTGACGGCCTCGGCCGTGCTCGCTTTGCCTTCGGCTGCATTCGGTCAAGCAGTGGCTAATGTGACTGCACTTGCCTCAGCTGGCCAGGCCAGCGACAACCGCCCTCAGGCCGTCAATAACACGACGGCGGAGGCAGTCCTATCTGTGCTGCAGGACTGGGGCACTACAGAGGCATTCCTGGCATCTGCCGGCGGCACGCTACGAATGGCGCCGCTCATAAGCTCCGGAGTGGGCCTTACGGCCACAGCCTCGGCCTCTTGGATGCTGGCAAGCAATATCCAGCCTTTGCTGGACGGTGGTTTTGACGGCCTTTGGGAGCTGGTCACCGACTTCTACACCTCGGTGTTCGCCCATGTCGTCGCGTCGGGAGCTGTTTCCATCGTATCCGCGGCGGAAAGCAATTCGATTTTGCTGACGGCGGGCGCGGCATTCTTGACCTTCGCCGGAAAGCCCGACGCAGTTTCAGTGAACCAGACCTTTAGCCAAGCATTCCTGCGGGCCTCAGCTAAGGGATGGGCTCAGAGCCTCGCTATCTCAACAATGAGCGCGGATCTCATGGCTGTTGGAGAAGTGAAAGCTAGCGCACTGGTGCATGCGAGGTTCAACCGCCAGCTGCTGGTTATAGGGCTTGCATTTGGCAACCCGTATTTGTTCGCCCCTGGTGATGCAGTTGCTGAGGTGCTGATGACTGGCCAGGGCTTCACCAGCGTTGTTGCACATGCCAAGGCCTCCGCACCCTGGCGCGTCATTGCGAATGCCGTCAGCCATACAGCGGCCATCGGTACTGCGACCGGATTGTTGAGGTTTAACGCATCGGCAGAACGGGGCACAAACCGATTGAACTTCATGCCACTGGGCTATGCCACCTCGGCCAGGCCCTACGAAAACAGAACCTCTAACCGTCCTGCTGAAGCAAGAGAGGCGGTATCGACATGAGCCTAGAGAAATACAACAAGCAGCCTTGGGAGCGCAAGGACTACGACACCACCTTTCAGGATTGGCTCAATGGGGGCGACATCCTGGATGAGGTCACGGCTTCGGTGGTCTGCCTGACTGATCCTGATGACTCTTCATTGCTGGTCGACAAGGTGGAATTCACTGCCGACCGGGTGAAGCTCTGGATTTCTGGAGGCACTGACGGTCAACGCTACAAGGTGACCGCGCGAGTCACGACGCAGTTCGGCCGCCAGGACGAGTACGAGCTGGTTTTCAAGATCAAGGACGAATAGCATGCCCCAAAAATTCATAAATGCAGGGCGCTATGAGCTTTTGAGCTCGGTGTCCGATTCCGACACTACGCTGAATTTGCTTTCAAGCGTGGGCCTACCCGTGGCCAATGTGGACGCTGGAGCCCTGACAAGCGGGGACTGGTTTCGCATGGTCCTGCAGGACACCGATGGTATCGAGGTCATCACAGTGCGGACTCGCCCTGAGGGTTCTGACCAGCTATCCAACGTCGTGCGCGGGCAAGAAGGCACTCCAGCGCGAGCCTGGAATGCGGGAACAGTTATCGGCATTCGTTGGACAGCTGCTGACGCAGCAGCAGCTTTGGCCCCAGAAACCGTTGCCTCGGTGCAGGGGCTGCAATCTGCATTGGACGCCAAGATCAACCAGGAGACGGGCAAGGGCCTATCCACACAGGACTACACCACAGCCGAAAAGAACAAACTCGCAGCCGTGGCCACAGGTGCGACAGCCAATGCCACTGATGCGGCACTGCGAAGCCGTTCTACCCACACCGGTACACAGGAGATCGCCACGGTGGCAGGTCTGCAGGCCGCCCTGGACGCCAAATTGCCACTGACTGGGGGGGGAATGGCTGGTCAGCTGGTTGGACAAAGACGCAGCCTCACGATGTCGGGGGCTGCTGTCGATGGCGGAGATGGCAATGGCAGTTTCGTGGCCCGCTCTTCTGCAACGCAGGGTGATGGAAACCTTGCGGGCATGACCTTCTGGCATGACGCATACGCCATCCGCTTGGGTGTTCGTGGTGATGGCTATTTCGGCCTCGGTAGCTACTCGCGCGCCGCTTGGTCTTGGTATTCCGATGTCTCGGGAAACATGGTCGCCGCTGGGAATATCCAGGCCTATTCAGATCCTGACCTGAAAGACAACGTGGTGCCCATAGCCAACGCATTGGAGTTGATCTCAAAACTCGATGGTGTGCAGTTCGTATGGAACCACAAGACCAACTTGATTGGCAAGCCTGGCCAGGCTGATATTGGCGTGCTGGCGGACCAGGTGGAGGCCGTGATGCCCGAGGCTGTTGGTCGCTCTATACCTGATGAAGAAAACGGCGGTCACCAATGGCGAACGGTTGATTACTCCAAGCTGGTTCCACTTCTAATTCAGGGGGTAAAAGAACTAGCCGCCGAGTTGCAGGCGCTGAAAGGGAGTAATCGTTAATGGTAATGCCGTCTTCCGGTCCCATTTCGATGGCTCAGGCGCATGCCGAATATGGATTGGGTTATAACCTGAATGCCTATTATGGATGCGATGTAGGAGTCCCTACTTCTGGCGCAATTACTCTGGGGCATTTGTATGGAAAAGGATATCAGCCTTATAGATATTGGGAGTTGATGTTTGATAGCCTGCTGCCGGGTAACAATGTGACGCCCCAATTATATGAGCTTGAGTTGCATGAAGCTTTCGGCGGGGTTGATATAACGACGCCGTCAACCCCGGTTTGGGCATCTTATGGAACCTGGTATGGCAGCACTGCCAGCATTGTGGACAACAATACTGGCACTTATTGGTATCAAGGGCAGTGGTCAGGTGATAACCGGCTCGGTGGAACCATAACTTTAGATCTAGGAACCCCGCGAATTATTAAAGAGTTTGCCTTGTTCTATGGGTCAGGGTGCCCAGGCAATTTTAGAGTATCGGTATATAACGATAATGGATACGCCAATAGGCGCACCACTTCGTTTAGTACTGGTGTCTGGAGTGGTTGGAAATCATTCAGAATGAAACCGTAAAGAAAATAAAATCATGACCCAAGACGAATTGAAGCCATATAAGCCTGCGGTTAACCCGGGTTCTGCCCGTATCCGCGTTCGCACCGCGATGCTCGATAACACATACGGGAAGGACCCTTCCATTCTCTGGCAGCGGGAAGAGCAAATCATGGGTGAAGACGGTATATACCGTTACGTGCCTATGCCTCCGATCTACACGGCAGTGACACCTGAGATGCTTGCTTCGACGATTGACCTCATCGATCTTGATACTGGAGAGCCTCTCGGTCAAAAACTGGCCTCTGTGATCTTGGTTGCAGGTCTTGGCTCTCTCTTTATTCGTGAAGACATCGAGAAGGCAAAGCAGACACTCGATGATCCGGCTCAGCGACCAGCTGTGGTTGTTCCAGCCCCATAAATATCCTCCGGCTGGGTTTGGCAGATCAGCCGGAACAGCGACAGAAGGGCGCGTATGTCTGAAATTTTCAAAGAAGCGGCTGAATCCACGATCAGTACCTGGGGACAGTGGATTGGCAAATCGATGACCTACGGGTCGGCAGGTGCTATGACGTTTTTTGGTGCGCTCAGCTCGGACCTTGTTTTTGGGGCCCTGGGGGTGGGCGTGGCTCTGGCTGGATATCTTCTCAACCGGTTCTACAAGCGAAAAGATGACGCACGCGCAAGTGTTCGCGCGCGCATGGACCAGATCAGCTGGGAAATGTCCATGATCGACCGCTACGGCGAGGAGACCATGGTCCTTCGCTACGGATCCAACTGGCGCAAACTGGGCAAGATGATCCGGACCGGCACCACCGACTTTGGAGCCCTGGCCGATGAGTGATTCCAAAGTGCCAAAGCTGCTGCAGAGCAGCGTCATGGCCCTGATGCTACTGCTGGGCGCCGGCGGCGCCTATCTCGGCAATGAGGCGGCCATCAAGGAGGCCAACACCAATGCGTATGTCCAGGCCGTGGCGGCCGACGAGACGACCTCCATGGCCGTCAAGATCGCCATGGTCATGGGCAACTACTACGAGTCCAGCAACCGGCATATCGGCCGTCCCTATATCGACAAGGCCGGCCGTGGCGAGCCGCTGACGGTGTGCAACGGCGTCACGGGGGCGGGTGTCGTGCCGGGCAAGTACTACTCGCCCCAGGACTGCTACCAGCTGGAGCGCGCGCGCTACCTCATGACCGAGGCCGCTGTGGCACCACTGTTGCGCTACTGGGCCAGCTACGACCCGTTTGTGCAGGCCACCTTCATAGATTTTGGCTGGAACAAGCCCATATCGTCGTTCAGGACCAGCACCATGCGGGCCAAGGCCAATGCAGGGGACCTGCTGGGATCCTGCTCGGAGAACCCGCGATGGAACAAGGGCACTGTCAAGGGCGTGCTTACCGTGCTGCCCGGCCTGCAGACGCGCGGTGATTCCAATGCCGAGCTGTGCGCGGTGTGGAGGGTGCCATCGTGATAGTAGACCAGGTGACGGCGCCCATTCGCCTTTGGAGCTACGCGGCCGTGCTGGTGGCCGGCCTGGCCGCTGGTGCAGCAGCAGGCTGGCAGGTGCAGGCCTGGCGGCTGGGCACCACCATCGCAACCCTCAAGCAGGACCGCAGCGACCAGGCTGTGGCCGACCAGCGCGCCACACGCGAAAAAGAGCAGACAGACCGCAAGAAGGAGCAGCAGCATGCCACAGCCTCAAACACCAACGAAGCCCAGCTCGTCAGCGACCTCAAAGAGCTGGCTCGGTCAGAAGCTCGGCGAGCTGATGACGCTCATCGGCGTGCTGATGAGTATCGGCGGCTGCGCGACGACTCCGCCGGACGGGAGGCCACTACCCGGGCCTGGGCCAAGGCCGAGTCCACTGCCCGTGACGATCTCGCAAATCGACTCGTCACCCTCGAGGGCCAGCTTGAGCGAGGTATCGGTGTGGTCGACAGAGGCCTCGACGTGGTCGGCCGAGTCCAAGGGGCTCTTGAGAGGCGTGACGCCGAAGTCGCAGCCCAGCAGCGGCAATTAGGCATCGAGCGCGATTTGTACGGATATGAGAAGGACTGATTGATGGCAGTGCTAAAGGTTGGCAGCTTCCCGGGCCTGGTGCCCCGGGCCACCGCGCGCGGCATGGGCGGCGCCGGCGCACAGGTCAGCCACAACTTGCTGCAGACCTCTGCGGACTTTCGGCCATTGCTGGGCGATACCCAGGTGGCCACCTGCCCGGATGGTGTGAAAAGCCTGTACCGGATGATGCGCGATGCCAATGGCGTGATACAGCAGGGGGATAGCACGGGCTGGATTACCTCCAATGAGGCCCGGCGCTACGTGCGCGGCCAAATCAACGATGACGCCACCGAGCGCACGGTGGTTTTCTCGCGCGACGGCAAGCAGGCGCCCCAAATGACCACGGTGGCCGGTGATTTCCGGCTGCTGGGTGTGCCCGCGCCCGCCAAGCCAGCGGTGAAGCTCAACGAAACTAGCCAGTTCACTGCGGAGGATGCCCGCACCTGGCTGTCCGGCACCATGGTGCCTGCGGTGGTGAAGGCCATCCAGACGGCCACGAAGCCGGTCAACCAGGTCACCGGGCGGATCACGGCCGGAAAGCCCCGGGCCGGCGCCTATGAAATGTTTGGCCTCACGCAGTCCACCTCCGAGCAGTGGTTTGGCGAGCTGGTCATGACACTGGCCGATGCCAAAGACAAGGGCCTCAATGTCACGGGCACCAGCGGGTTTCAATCCGGTGGCAACTGGGTTATCCGGCTGATGTGCCTGCCATTCTGGGGCGAGCTGGACACCACGGTGCTGGCCGCCGAGCTGCGCAAGATCGAGAGCCCTAAGGACGGCACCCAGGTTTTCAGCGATGCCCAGATCACCACCTTGGTTCAAGAGTTTGGCAAGTTCCTGGACCCCGCCGATACCAGTATCAAGAGCTACCGCGACCAGATGGATGTGGTGGTGCGCAAGTTCAAGAAGGCCATCGATGAGGCGGTGCGCGCTTCTGCTGCGGCAGCGCGGCCTACAGAGCCGACCAAGCCCACGGTGCCGGAATTCGTGCCCGACTACTCGGGCGAGACGATGACCATGACCCGGGCGCCTGAGTGGATTGCCTACGATGCGGCCATGGCGCAATACCGCAAGGATCTGCGCACCTGGGAGGACCAGCAAACCGGCAGCTCCACCCAGAACACCGATTCGGTGGCTGTGATCCAGGAGTGCCAGAAAGAGGCCTCCCGCTTGACCAGTACCGTGATCGAGGCCGAGTATCTCAAGCGGATGACCAACCTGCAGACCTATATCCAGGACTGGGCGTCCGGAAAGTCGCTGTCGAAGAAGGATGACCCCAACGGCCTCTTCGATGTGGATCCGGATCGCATCATCGAGGATCGCTTTTACCTGGTGACTTTCAAGACCGATCGGGGTGAAGAATCGGCCCCGAGCGAGGTGACCGACGTGCTGCAGGTCGACCAAAACGACACGGTCGACGTGCAGCGGCCACCGGTGCCCGCCGGGCGCAACATCCTGACCTGGTGTGTGTACCGGTCGGCCACCGGCAATGTGGCGGCCTCTTGGCGCCTGGTCGATGAGGTGGTAATCACGCAAGGCCTGTTCGTGGACAAGGTGCCCAGCTCCATGCTGGGCCAGCAGTGCCCATCCATGACCTGGGCGGAGCCGCCAATGCGCCGCGATCCCAACAGCGCCGCGACCATCAAGCCGCCGAAGGGTGATGATCCATACCTGCGCGACGGGGTGGCCATGCCCAATGGCATTGTTGCGGCCTTCCTGGACAACTTCGTGGCGTTCTGCGTGCCATACCGGCCGTTCGCCTGGCCCGTGGAATTCCAGATCACCACCGACACACCTATCGTGGGTTTGGGCGTCTTCGGGCAATCTTTGTTCGTGGGCACCCGGGCTCACCCCTACATCATCACCGGCGCAAGCTCGGGCTCGATGACCTCGGTGAAGCTCTCGCAGGAGCAGGCCTGCGTCAGCGCCGACTCGATTGTGTCGGCCGACGGCGGCGGCGTGCTGTATGCCTCTCCAGATGGTTTGTGCCTGGCCAACGCTTCCGGTGTCCAGGTCATCAGCGAGACGCTGTGGGCCCGTGAGGACTGGCAAAGCCTCAACCCATCCAGCATTGTGGCTGTCTGCCAGGACGGCGTGTATTACTTCTGGTGCGACGGTGGCACGTTCGCGCTCGACTTCAAGGCCATGCGTCTGGGCACGGTCGACCTGCCGCGCGGGCCCGTGCACAAGGACTACATCACCGACGCTGTCTATGTGGCCCAGGGCGGCACCGTCATGAAGCTGTTTTCGGAAGGGCGGCGCACAGGCCGCTACAAGACTGGCATCATGCTGCTGGCTGCGCAAGCACCGCTGGCCTGGATCCAGGCCGAGGGGGAGCAGAGCGCGGCATCGCCTGCCACTATCCGCTGGTTTGGCGAGGGCCAACTGCGCCATACCAAGCAGCTGGCCAGCGTAGCGCCCAAGCGTATGCCGCCGGGCCGCTGGCGTGAGCACGTCCTAGAAATTGAAGGGGAGTCGCGTGTAGTGAGCGTGGTGATGGCCGGCACGACCGAGGAGCTGCGTAATGTCTGATGAGTTCCTGACCACACCCGATACCGGCGCAGTCAAGCTGCCTGCCTTGGTGTTCGCGCCCACGGGAAACGCGGCGACCGACCAAGCGCTGGCCATGTTCAAGGAGCACCTGGAGGTGCGCAATGGCGCCCGAGGCAACCCCTGGGACCGTGCAGTCACGGTGCGCGACATCCAGGGCATGCAGGAGGCCTTTGCCGCGCTGCAGCAGCCTAAGGAAGCCAAAGACAATGAGATCGTGCTCGACCTGGGTAAGGCAGGCTCTGCATCGGTGGCGGTCGACAAGTTCATTGACGAGATCAAGAAAACCAAGCTCTTCAAGGATCTGCTCAAAAGCCTGGACGATCCGACCCGCTTCGATGACCTGCCGGCCGAGATCCGCGACATCGTGAGCAAGAGCGTGGCCGAGGCCGCGCTGGAGCAGGGCACCAAGATCACCCAGGTCAAGAAGCTGATCGAGGACCGCTACCGCAAGCTGGCCTACCAGGTAGACGAGATATTTGCGGCCCAGGATGGGAATGCCGCCGGCATCAGGGAAACCAAGTGGGTTATCGCCGAGACGAACTTCGCGCAGGCAGGCTACATCAAGCAGCTGCAGGCATCGCTCGGGAACTACTACCAGGATGGCTCGCCTGGCCGGGCCAGCCTGGAAGAGCAGATGACCGTGACGGCCGACCGGGTGACGGGCCTGCGCTCGCAGTACACGCTCAAGGTGCAGGCGGGCGGCGCACTGGCCGGCTTTGGCCTATCCGCATCCGAGGCAAATGGCGTGCCGCAAAGCGCATTCATCATTTCGGCCGACAAATTCGCCATCGTGGCGCCGACCTACAACGGCGGCATGACCAACACGCCGGCGCTCAGCATGGTGCCGTTCGGTGTGGACGCCAACGGCATCTACATGAACACCAGCGTGTATATCAAGGGCACCATGCGGGTGGATACCGGTGGCAAGACCCTGATTCAAGGCCTGCGCGGCTCGGTGAATATCGGCGTGTTCGGCAGCAGCTGGAGCGACACCACTGCGCGCAACGCGGTCTGGCAGCAGCTGGGTAACGGTGGCACCGCGGCGAACAACAACCACCTGGTCATTGGCGATCAGGTGATGATCTCCGACAACGCGGGCTACTCGGTGGCCAGGATGTGGAACGGTTCCTACTGGGCAAACCCGGGCGTCATCATCAACGGCGATATGGTGGTCAATGGCTCGCTGGCCGCCGAGAAGATCGATACCCGGAACCTGACTATCCGGGACGCCTCTGGGAATGTGATTCTGGGCGCGGGCTCCAAGATGGATATTGCCTGGTTGTCCAACCTGGGGGCGCTAGGGAAGAAAAACAATATTCAGGTCAACTGGGTGGATAGCGATGTTCGCCTTCCAGACGGTTCCCAAATGCGGGCGACGGATTTTGTCAACAAGCTGTCCAAGATAGGCAGCGGCAATATCGGCGTCTTCATGGAGAACGCGGCCATTGGCAACGCCTACATTGGCAACGCCGCAGTGAGCACGCTGACCATCCAGGGCAATGCCGTGACGGTCCCCGTGTTCGCCTCGAATCCCTCCGGCAAGTCCGGCACTGGCTTTGCCAACTGGATCGACGTAGTGTCGTTGAACGTTGTCATGGACCAGGCAGGATGGGTGTATGTGCACGCCACGGCCGTCATCACCTATGGCTCAGGGTTCAGGAAAGTGGGCACCAACCTGCTGGTGAATGGTGGATCTGTTGCGGGCTATGAGGTCGACACGGGCTATATCTCGGTGTCACATGCCTATGCGTTCTATGCGAGCGCGGGCTCCAACAACATCGTGACGCTGCGCTTTAAGGGGGACACTCCCAGCTCGATCAACGATGCCATGCTTTTCGCCATAGGGTCCAAACGATGAGCAACAACGTGAACTATGCCCATGACGGCACCTATTTGCTGGGCTACGGCAGCGCCGGCGGCGCTGTCTATCCAGAGGGCAGCATCGTGGTGGCGGGATACCCGCCAGGCTGGCCCATTCCGCAGTGCCCCTCGTCGCGGCACCGCTGGAACATCCACACTGCGCAGTGGGATGAGACACCTCTCACCGATGAAGAGGCTTGGGCCCAAGTGCGCGCCAAGCGCGACGAGCTGCTGGCAGCCTCTGACCGGGAGGTCATGAAAGCCTATGAGGCCGGAATACCTCTGGCCAAGGAATGGCGAGACTACCGGCAGGCGCTGCGCGACATTACATCGCAAACTGACCCGTGTACGGTAATTTGGCCAAACTTGGGGGTGGCAGTGGATGGTTAATCGATCTGCTCAAATTTTGTTTTGCAGAGTTGCGTTCCTCGTGTTACGCCTAAAGGCGTTGGTGATTTTGTCGCATCCATCAAGCAGGATTCATATCGCCATTTATCAATAGCACCAAGAGATTTAGACACTGGCTTCGGAGGTGCGGGAGGATCAATTAAGCTGATGCCTAGATTGCATGCGACATGCTCATATGACATGTCTTGGTAAAAGGTGTCCCGATATAGTCTTGCCGCATCTCTGTCGTCCAATCCAAAAAGTCCCGGGTAGCTATTTCTTAGCTCCGAAATTGTAATTCTCTGATCGGCAATGCTGCAGATGCGCGCGCTCACATCTTTGCAAGTTTTAGAGTTAACGGTGAATTCATCAAAAAGCGTTTTGGACGGATCCAGATAAATGTATTGAATCTGATACCCACGCTCATTGAAAAATACATCATTCTTCAGCGCATTGCATGTGGAGGTAACTACCTCTCCACGCACTTGACCACGCCATTGAGATTTTTTCGATAAAGATATATTGCTTTTGACATTGATCACATATTCATGGGTCAATTTCCCCCCAGATGCATAAGCTCTGGCTGAGAGGGTTGAGTCGTCACTTAAGTTCTTATATGTTGCGTTAGCTGCTCTGGCGGCTTCCAAAGCATATTCATCGACAGTGGTTGCTGCGCTAGCTGAGAGCCATGCTGTGCATGTGAAGAGAAAAACTAGGTGTGCTTTCATGGCTGTGTCCGGTTTGCGTGCAGCAGCCCGCAAGGCTCCGGTATGGAAAAGGATTGTTCGACTGTACAACACAGCCTAAAAGATCTCCGGATCTTGACACTGCTAAAAGTCCAAGTAGGTTTTGATGCTGTACAGGAGCCTCAATGGACGCACTATCGATAGAGCTTGCCCGTCACATCGGGCAGGTGATGACTCTGCAAGACGCCAAAGACATAGCGCGGGCTGTCATTGGTGAGAAGTCACTCGACTTGGAAAGCATCGCGCCCGGTTGGCATTCCAGTGCATACACGCTCACGCCGCTATGGCTCGATTCTGCATTTAGCAGCCTTGAAGCTCATCGTATCAATGGTTTGGCAGAAATTCATCCCGGTGAGCCTGTGGACGTGCGCTGGGATCGCATCCGCGAACTAGAGCGGATGGGGCGATATGTAATCTTCGCGGCGGTTGGCCCGGATGGAGGTCTAGCAGCAAGCCTGTGGCTCTACTTCACTCCCAGCTTGAACAACGGCACCCTGACCGTGACTGACGACATGCTCTATGTTGAGCCTGAGGTGCGGAGTTCGCTGCTTGCGGTTGGACTCTGTCGGTACGCAGAGGCTGTGATGTTCGGCCTTGGGGCCCGTGCATGCACCTTGCAGTCGTTCAACGTGAACAAGGCTGGCCGCCTGGCTAAGTTCCTGGGCTATCAAAAGGTCGCCGATTTGTACCGAAAGACGAACTATTCAGGCGAAGCCTCCCTTACTCCAACCAGACACCAAGGAGCCACCAATGGCTAGCACACCAGACACTTCCGGGCAGCAGCAGGCTGCTTTGATGAGCGCTCAGCTCTCGAAAGAGCAGCTCGAATGGGCAAAGGAAATCTACAAGGAGACGGCGCCAGATCGGCAAGCTGCTCAGGAGCGCGCAAACCAAATTTCCGATATGCAAATGGACCAGATGCAGCAAGCATCGGACATGAGCAAGGAGCAATACGAGCGCTATAAAACTCGCTTCCAGCCTACCGAAGATCGAATAGTCGACGAGGCTAACAACTACGACACGGTCGACCGCCAAAATTCTGAAGCTGCCAAGGCAGTTACCGATGTCCAAAGCCAACTGACGGCCGCTCAAGCCGCCCAGGATTCGGACCTCAAAAGCATGGGCGTCAATCCAAACGACGGCCGCTTTGCTGCAATGAAGCAGCAGGGCAGCACCGCAGCTGCGCTCGCTCAAGCCCAAGCAGCCAACACGGCGCGCCAAAACGTGCAGCAGCAGGGGTGGGCACGTCGCATGGATGCCGCCGGATTGGGGCGCGGTGTGGTGTCGAACCAGGCCACCCAGTCCGGTATTGCAGCGCAGGCAGGTGCTGGTGCATTGAATGCGAGCAACTCTGGTTTGGCAGCGGGACAAAGTGGCGTGGGGATTATGCAGAACGGATATGCGGGGGCCATGCAAGGCCAGTCGGTGGCCGGGAATATTTACGGAAATATTGCTCAGCAACAATCAGCCACCAATTCAGCAAACATGGGTGGGATGGCTGCCGGGGTTGGAGCGATCGGGACTCTTGGCGGCGCTTATCTTATGAGTGGGGCGGTGGTGGTCTGATGAATATTGACATTCAAAGTATCGATAGTGCGACACCAGACGCAATCGCCGCTGGCGTCACGCAATTCCAGGCATTTTTAACTGGCCAAGATGAAGAGCACGCAGCCCACCTGCTTGAGCTTCTTGACCCGCCCTCAGGCGCAGTGGTGATCGATGCAGGCTGTGGTATCGGAGAAACCGCGCGCCTTATGCATGCGATACGCCCTGACCTCCGATTCGTTCTAGTGAATCTGTCGCGCGCGCAGCTTGAGTTGTGCCCGGCCGAGATGGAGCGGATCCATGCAGACTATTGCGAAATGCCAATTCCCGATGCCAGCGTCGACGTGGTGATGTTCAATTTTTCTGCATGTCATAGCGATGATTGGTCGCGTATGTTAGGTGAGTGCAGGCGTGTTCTAAAAGACGGTGGCACAGTCTTTTTGCATGAACCTGCAGACTGCGGTGCGGACCGTGAACTATGGCGCAGCATCGGCTCTGAAATAAAGACGGTCGATCAAATGGCCCGGGCTGCCCGAATGGCTGGATTTGCAGTTGAGGACGCGTATTGGCTTGAGCCGAAGGTATCGCAGTTCCACAAGATTGTTCCTGTCGAGGAGGCGGATGCAGTCATCGCTGGCGTTAAGTCGTGTGTGCTCCGGCTGAGTATGCTCACGGACCCTATCGAGCAAGCGTTCAATCGTCACGAACGCGTGGGGTTTCAGTTTTCGGGCGGGCGTGACTCGACTGCAGCACTGTATCTGCTACGTAAGCACTGGCCCAAGATGGCGATTTATCACTTGGATACAGGTGACCAGTTTCCCGAAACAAGAAAAGTTGTACAGGATGTTCGCCTAGATCTTCAGGCCGCAGGATGCGACTTAACTGTTATTCGGTCGGATGTATTCGCTGTGCGGAAGGCTCATGGGTTGCCATCGGATTTGGTGCCCGTGGATAACCACGACTTTGTCGGCAGACAGTTGTCCGGCGCCGAGCAGCCAATCCAAAGCCGTTACGAATGCTGCGGCCGTTCTCTGATGATGCCGCTGCATGAGCGCATTCGTGCCGAGGGCGTTACCTTGCTCATCCGGGGGCAGCGGGATAGCGAGTATGCAAAGCCGCCATTCCGATCAGGTGACATCACAGATGGGCTGGAGTTTCTCTATCCAATCCAATCTTGGACTGATTCAGATGTAATGCGGTACATCCGCGAGCAAGGGCTGCCCATCGCATCATTTTATGAAAGCGGAGCTAAGCGAGCACCCGAATGTATGGGATGCACTGCTTGGTGGGACGAAGGGAGGTCCGCCTACATGAAGCAGCACCACCCAATAGAGCATCGCGTGCTGATTGTTCGGTTGGGTCTGGTGCGCACCGCCATTGCCAAACAGATGCAGTGGCTCAATCACGAATTGGAGGCTTGATATGGCAGCAGGAGGCTGGGGATATGCATTGGCAGCGGCCATTAACGGTGGACTGCGTGGTATGGAAATGGCGAAAGGTTGGGAGCGCCAAGCGGAAGATGATGCCTTCCGAAAAGAAGAACGCGCACAGAAGCGGCAGGACTGGAATGACGTGGCGGCTGAGCGCCAAGCGCTGAAAGAGGCTGCGCAGCCCGTGGCTGTCCAGCAATACACAGCTGGCCAGCAGGCTGTAGATGCCGCCGGCGGCGCTGATGCTGGGCCGCCACAGATCGACATGGAGCAGCTGCCTGCGAACCCGGCAGAGACTGTTGGCTGGAAGGCTGGTAAGCAGTCGTTCGCCGATCAGGCCGCTGCACAGAAGGCGGCAGATTCCATGAACACGCCTGTTGCCATGATGGAGCGCACCCGTGATGCCTACCTCAAGGTGGGTAAGCCGGACAAGGCCATGGCGGTCAGCACCCAGCTGCTGCAGCAGCAGGAAGCCGATCAACGGCAGTCCGATCGACAGTGGCGCAATGACCTTGGCCGCGCCATGCAAACGGGACACGAAGGCCTGGCCAAGCTGGTCAGCGCATCGAGTATTGGCCCGATGTCCGGAATGACGGTGAAGCCCATGGACAACGGCGATGGCACCGTGTCCTATGTGGCGGTGGGCAAGGATGGCACAACCACTGCCATCCCAGGCATTCCCCCATTCAAGAATGACCAGGATGGTGTGACACAAGCAGCCTTCATGCTGGATCGCACCATCACCCCTGAGCACCGGTATTCGGCGATGATGCAGGACCGCCAGCATAAGCAGGCGCAGAGCAATGCGGACCGCATGTATAACCTGCAGGTGAGCCAGGACCTTAGGGCGGGCAGGGCCGAAGAGCGTGCAGAGCGTGCACAAGGCCGTCAAGATCGGCTGGCCGACATGCAACTGGAGGAGGCGGGAATTCGTGTGGAAGGCCTCAAGAGCGATGCCAAGATCCCTTCGGCAGTCAAGCTGCAGGTGCAGACTGCTCAGGACGAGCTCAAAACCCTGAATAGCGCAATCGTCAAGGCTCAGGCCGAGGGCACTTTCCAGCCGGATTCCCCGCAGGGCAAGGAGCTGCTGGACCGTCGCAAGACGCTCAGCAATGAGATCCGCACGGCCTTATTCCCATATTCCACCAAGGACAAGTCGGGCGGGGATCCTGCTGGATGGCGCACGAGCGGCGCCGAAAAGGGCAGCTCGCCAAACAGCTATAAGGACGCGGCCTGGGATGGCCATGAAGCGGAGGCAGCAAAGGCCGCAGGCATACCGGCTGATGTGCTGCGCACGGTGCGTGTGAACGGTGAGCGCAGCAACGGCGACCAGGTGAGCCCCAAGGGAGCCAAGGGGGTCTACCAGTTCATCCCTGCAACCCGTGACGCAGTGCTGAAGAAATACGGATACGACGCATACAGCAGCGATCCGAAAGAGCAGACCATGGCTGCTGCGATGCTGCTCAAGGAAATCAATGGCCGCAACGGCGGCGACTGGGGCAAGACCTTTGCAGGGTACAACGGCGGTATCTCCGGCGAAAAGGGCACCAATCCCACCACAGAGAATCGAGAGTATGTGCAGCGCACGATGTCGGGCCTAGGCGCTATCGCGGCGAACAGGATGGTGCCTATGTACGGCCAGACGCTGGAAGCGCCGCCTGGCACGGCCGCCCGTGCGGCGCAGCAGGCCAGCGCAGCACCAGCATCCGTGGCAAGCGCCCAGGCATCAGATCCGAACAACTTCTACAACGCTTCGCGCACCAAGCAGCGCAACGAAGAGCGCAAGGCACGGGAGGAAGCCGAAGAGAAGGAGAAAGCTGTTCAAAAGGCGGTCGCCGAAGCGCAGGAAGCCCAGAAGAAGGCTGAGCAGGAGGCGCGCCGGCAGGCTGAGCACCAGCGCGTAGCAGGGAATGCGCTTTCCATGTGGCAGCGTTGATTCTCCAGCGCTGAGACCTTGACAGGTTCAGAAGTCCTCGTAGGTGTTAAACCCTGCGAGGATTTTTTATGGACATCAAAGAGGTCAAGAGCCGGTATCCCATGCTGGCTGGCATGGATGACGTGGATGCTGCCAAGGCGTTCCACCAGCATTTCTACCCTGATTTTTCAGAGGAAGAAGTCGCCAAGAGGCTGGGGGTCGACATGCGGCCCAAAGTGCCGGATACGCCGGCACCCGATGAGGGGCGCACCGTGCTTGGCACGGCCAAGGATATTGGCATCACTGCTCTCAAAGGCGCCATGGCCGTGCCAGAGGCGGCCGTGGGCTTGCTGGACATTCCCACGGGCGGCCGGGTAGGCAAGGCCCTGGAGGATGTCGGCCTGCGTTTCAAGGACGCCAACGCCATCCTGGACGACAGCTACAGCCCTGCCCAGAAGAAGGCCAACAAGGCGGTGGCTGACGCAGAGGGTGTCGGCGGCAAGTTCGTGGCCGCGCTGCAGAACCCGTCCACCATCGCCCATACCATCGGGCAATCGGTCCCCTCGATGCTGGCCGGTGGTGTGGTGGGCCGTGGTGTTGCCGCGCTCGCTCCCCGTATTGGTGCGGTTGGCGCTGCAGCGGCCGGTGAGGGCATCACGGCTGCAGGCTCGGCCGCTGAGCAGATCCGCCAGGGCACAGAAACGGGCGTGATGACTGCCGGGCAGTCTGGCATCGCGGCGCTAAGCGGAGCGGCCACCGGCGCATTTGGCCTGCTGGGCGGCAAGGTGGCCAAGTCGCTGGGCATCGCCGATCTGGATACCGCGATTGTGCGAGCCAGCGCAGAGCCCGCTGTGGCCAAGTCCCTGGTGCGCCGCACGCTGGAAGGCGCAATGTCCGAGGGCGTGCTGGAAGAGCTGCCGCAATCCATTTCTGAGCAGGTGCTGCAAAACTATGCCCTGGACAAGCCTTTGGACGAAGGCGTTGACCAGGCTGCAGTCATGGGTCTGTTGTCCGGTGCAGCAATGGGTGGCGGCATGAACGCGCTGCATGGAACACCAAAAACAGCACCACCAGCTCCTCCAGCCGCCCCAGCTGCACCTGCTGTGCCCCTGCTGGGATATGCAGGCACGGACCCGCAGGCAATCCAGGTCGATCCCCAAGGCAATGCCGCCACCTGGCAGGACCGCGCCGCCGGCGCTCCCGAGGGCGCGCGCGGCTTTAACGATGTGACGGCTGTTCCACCTGCCCCACCAGGCAGCCCACCTCCCGCCGCTGCGGCGCCCCTGGGCCTGCCCGCGCCCACCATCACGGTCGGGCCTGATGGCTTGGCCCGCACGGCCGAAGACCGGAATGATCGGATCCAGAGAATCGCCAACGGCGATGTCATATCCGAAGTTGGCCAGCCCGTGCAGCGTCCGCTGGGGCCGCTGGCCCGTGCGGCTGCCAAAGCCAAGCCCCAGGACATCATCGATGTGCCAGCAGTGGTCGCGCCGGCGCAGCAGCAATCCGCCATGTTCCCGGAACAGGTCAGTGACTTCCTGGGCACTCAGCCGGGCGCAGTGGACGAGCACGGGGTCATTGACAGCCCAGATAACACCAGCGGCATTGCCGGCTGGAGCGATGACCAGCTGCGCGCCCAGCTCCAGAGTGCACAGGCGCCCGAGGTGCGCCGCGCGCTGTATGAGGAGATTGGCCAGCGCGAAGTGGCCACCGAGCAAAGCTCTTTGCAGGATGAGCTGGATGCTGAGCAGTCGGCAGTGGCCAACACCCAGGCCGACGACACCGCATTTGCCAAGCTGGATGTGGATGATGCGGCCGACAGTCCGCAGCCATCGGACCTGCTGAACGCAGAGGGCAAGCCTTTCACGATTCGTGGCGCGGCGGCACGCGCCGGCGCAAAGGCGGGCAGCGGCTATGAGCCGGTGAAGATCAAAGGCGGGTGGGTGGCGCGCAAGTTGGCCGCTGCCGCCACTCCAGGAGACGGAAATGGCGCTCAAGCCACTCAAAACCAGCAGACTGGCTCGCAATCTCCGAAGGCTGCAGGAACGCCGGGCCAGGCGCAGCGCAATCCTGCAGAACCGAAAAAGGACGCACAGCAAGTTCCAGCTGACGCTGGAATGACTGCCTTCCCTGCAGACACTGGTACTTTGGGCATCCCTCGGTCAGAGATGCCGCAGGTGCCAACGCAGTCCCATGGTGGGCTTGTGAAGCATTTGAATGCCCAGGGCATTGGGCACGAAACCAAGATGGTGGACGCAGCGGGCCTGAAGCCCACCCAGGCCGAGTATTCGCCCGCCAAGGTTGAGCAGGCCAAAAGCGCCAAGGGCGACAGGTCAGTAATCGTGTCCGGAGACGGACATATCATCGACGGCCACCACCAGGCTGTGGCCGCTGCTGAAGAGGGTAAGGATGTAAAGGCCATCGTCCTGGATGCTCCAGTCGCCGAGGCACTGGATGCAGTCAAAAATTCTCCAAGCGCTGTGGATTCTTCAGGGAGGGCATCGCCGGCGCGTCAAGCGATTGCAGGAGCAGCTCAGGAATTCCCACTCAAGGAGGCATCTGCAAGCTACTCGGGTATCTCGCACAGCGGTAACAGCCGCGCCAAGGCGGATGCGGATGAATTTCAAGCCTATCTTGACGCCGCGCGCGCAGATGGTGCCGAAGTGGCCAAATCCGACGCTCAGAAGGCTGCGGTAGAGCAGGCCGTGGACAGTCTGCGCAGTGACTATCTGGAGCAGTATGGCCGATTGATGGGTGTTCGGGGAGCGACCTACAGCGGCTTTGTCGCTGGTCGTTCCGGGCTCAATAGCAACCAGGCAGAAAAGCGCAATAGCGCCTATGACAGGGCAATCGACACCTTTGCGTCTTGGCAGAAGGCAAACCGTGCGCGTGTCCGGCAGGCAGCGCTCGATGCGCGCACTGGGGACGAAAAGGCGGCCGACCGGCAAGCGGTCGAGCAGGCCAAGGCGGACAAGGCACAACGCAAAGAGGATGGCGACCGCCGTCTGATGCGAAAAATCCTGTCGTGGCAGAAGGGTGGCGAACCAATCGCCATAACGAAATCGGCCAACCTAGCCGGTGTGAACATGGGGCGTGATGGCTATCCCACTAGCATCAAGCTCGCCACTACTGATGGGAGCGTGCTCACCGACGACAAATTTGACCTGGTCAAGATTTTCAGCAACAAGGGCATGGGAGCAGGTGAGGCAAAGCAGCGCGTGCGTGATTTGGTGGACGCTGTTCGTGCCGATGAAGTGGGTGCTGCTGCCGCAGCGCCGGCGCAGCCGCGTAGGGCGCTGTCTAAGTCGGCGGAAGCACTGGCCGCCCGTGCCGACTATTTCACCCCTGGCAACATCGTCAAGAGTTATGGCGGGCATGACCGGGTTATTTCCTACAGCCCGCCCGATCAAGAGGGCCGCTGGAGTGTCACCGTTCAGGCGGTGGAAAGAAAGGGTGATACCTGGGAAGCCCAGCCTGATGAATCTCCCCGTACCCACATGACCCCGCCCGATGCGCGCCTGCTGAAGTCTGGCCCTGTCGAGCGGTTTAGTTTGGAGCCCACGGGGGATGCTCCTGCACCTGCAGCACCTGCAGCACCCGTGCCGGCACCCGCCCAGTCAACCAGCAAGACGCCCACCCTTGATGCCCATGTGCAGTTGCTGGCCAACGTGCGTGAGGGCAAGGCATCGGCCGAGGATTTCAAAGCGGGCTTTGCCGCTGCCGAGGCCGGGCACGATGCCATGGTGGCTGAGCTGGGCACCATGACAAAGGACCAGCTGCTGAAGTCTGGTGGATACACATTCTCCCAGCGCTATCGCTCGGAGAAGAAAGGCGACATCGTGGCCGCCCTGGCTCGCCGGGTGCTTGAGGAATATGCGCTGGGCCGAAGCTACGGCCCATCCTCATATGTCATGAGCGCTGACGGCCTGGCTGCTCATCGCAAAGCCATGGATGCAGCCCTGGCGGAGCTGGTGGAAAACACCACCGATGACGATATCAAGCAGCATGCGCAGGAGATTGCCGATGCGCGAGCAGAGGCCGCAGGCCGTAAAGCTGCGGCTGAGCAAACCTTGGCCAACCCTGAATCCCTTGCAGACTTCCGTGCTGTCATGCGGCACTACATCGCCCTGGGCGACAGTCGTCAGGATGCATTTCTGCGGTTGACCCCTGAGCAGCGCGCCCGCTATGACGAGCTGGAAGCGGCGAGCACCAAGGAAACGCGGGAGGCGGCCAAAGCCAAATTGCGCACGAAGGTGGCGACTGCAGGCCAGCTCACGACCGGCGAAGTGATTGAGACGAAGCACACCAAGAAGGGGCATGACCTTTTTGTGGTGCAGCTGGGTGAGCGCGTGAGCCGTGAGGACTATGACACCCTCAATGCATCAGCGAAGCGGATGGGAGGCAGCTACAGCAGCTACCGTGGCAATGGCGCTGTGCCGGGCTTCCAGTTCCGCACGCGAGAAGCGGCCGACGCATTTGGCAAGCTGGTGGCCGGCGATGCTGTTGACGCCCAAGCGGTAGCTGAGGCCAGGCGCGATGCCTTCCAGGATGATCGCAGCCAATCGGCTGTGGAACGCCTGCGCGCCATGGCGCAGGCCTTGAACGAGCGGGCAGACGAATCCCTGTCCCGTGATCGCAAGGCCAACACCGACCGCCGCGCCCGCTTCGCCGCCAGCGCAGAGGCAGCGGCACGGGCCGACCAGGCGCTGGCTGGCACCATGGAGAACCTGGCCCAGGCTATCGAGGATGGACAGGCCAAGTTCCTGGATGCCGTGCGCCAGAAGGTTCAGGTCGAGTTTCTGGCCAGCGAGCTTCGCAATGCCAAGGATGCACAGATCCGCGCGCGCTATCCGACCTATGCCGAGCAGGAGAGCCACCGGGGAGAACCAGTGGATGCGGAAACGGTAGATTTTTCGACCTACCCCAGCTACACCGCCATGCGCAGCGACCTGGCCGCCGTAGGCCGGCAGCTGCTTGAGGTGGACGGTACGAAAAAGCTGGGCGCGCGCCTGATGAGCGTGGCCGACGACGTGAGCGAAGCCTATACCGGGTGGGCCAAGGAAAACTTGTCCCAAATTTCGCGCTTTGGCCGCGCCGGCGAGCTGGCCGAGTTCCGTAGCAAGGATGACGCTGAGCGTGCCATTCGCCGGTCCGGCATCGCGGACAAAGCCATTGTGCTGCCCATCAAACGAGGACAGAACCGTGTGGTGCTCTCGCCCAGCGAAGCGGCGCGACAGGGCCTCTGGCAAGGTGATGGCGACAAGCGCATCACCCTGAGCGGTGAGTTTGGCACGGAGCTGGTGGAGGCCGTTGGCCGCCGTGCAAATGGCAAGGTTCGCCTGCCTTGGGCGCTGGAGTCAGCCTACGAGAAGCGCAAGCGCCTCGGCGGCATGGGCGTGTTGACCGGCAGTGAGTACCGCGCGGCGCTGCGCGAATTTGCGGGTATCCAGGAGGCGCCCGCTACCCCGGACAAGATCAAGGAAATGGAGCGGGCAATGGTCGGCCGCCGTGCCGATGGCTTGGACTTCTTCCCCACAAGCGAAGCGGTGGTAGACAGCATGCTGTCAGTCGCAGACATCGAGCCTGGCATGACGGTGTTGGAGCCGTCCGCCGGCATGGGGCACATTTCCGATGCGATCCGCACGCAGTCGGGCCTGGATCCGGATGTGGTGGAGCTTTCTGGAGAGCGCCGCGAGCTGCTGGAAGCCAAGGGCTACAACCTGGTGGGCTCTGACTTCTTGGAACTCAAAGGCAAGCTGTACGACCGCATCGTGATGAATCCGCCATTCTCGGATGGACGGGACATCCAGCATGTGCAGCACGCCTTCAGCTTGCTCAAGCCTAGCGGGCGCCTGGTGGCGATCATGGGAGAGGGCGCATTTTTCCATTCCAACAAGAGGGCTGAGGCCTTCCGTGAATGGTTGAGCACCATGGGCGCTACCGATGAAAAGCTGCCTGCAGGATCCTTCATGGATCCGGCCCTGCCCGTGAACACCAGCGTGTCGGCGCGCATGGTGGTGGTCGACAAACCAGCCGCTGCAGATGACGGTGGCGTGCCCTTCAGCCGTGCACCCACAGAACCGACTGATTCCCCTGCTTTCAAGCGCTGGTTTGGCGACAGCAAGGTGGTGGATGGTGAAGGTAAGCCGATGGTGGTTTATCACGGCTCCCCTGAGGTGTTCACGGAATTCAGCGACGAATTCAGCGGCGAGGGCGACGGCAACACTGATTGGGGCACCGGCTTCTACTTCGCCAGCGCACGGGCGGCCGCAGAGACGTACACCCAAGGCTCGGGCAACGTGATGGAGGTCTATCTATCGATCCAGAACCCGGCACCACGCAGCGTGGTGGAGCGGGTCATGGACCAGCCAGGCGCGGAAATGGATACCGAACATGTGCGCGACACGCTCGCCAAGATGGGCTACGACGGGATCATCATCGAGCACAAGGGCGGCGAAAAGGAAATCGTCGCATTCCGCCCTGAGCAGATCAAGAGCGCAACCGGCAATGATGGGTCTTTTGATCCAGCTACCCCAGATATTCGATTCAGCCGCACTGATGCTACCCGGCAGCAGTATGAGAAGCGCATTGACGAGCTGTTTGCCGGTGGCAAGGCCAACATGAAGGGCGTGCAGGTGCTTGATAGCTCTGACATGCTTGGCTTACTGGGGCTGGGTAACGGACCGGTCATTCTTGCCGAGGCCAAGGTGCTGGCCGGACAAAGCAAGCACCCCAACATGACAGCTGCAGAGTGGAAGAAGATTCCCGAGTGGCTGGACAGTCCTGCTGCGGTTTTTGACTCGGATACGGTGCCTGGGCGCTTGGTGTTGATCGCGCCTGACCTGGTGAATGGATCGCCAGTGCGCCTGATCGTGCAGCCCAATTCCACCGATTCCCGCGCGGGCACCACGGTGCATGTGCTGGTGAACGCCTATGACGCCGGTGGGCAAGCGCCATTTCTGCACTGGCTGCGCGCCGGGCTGGGCCGCTTCGTGGACCAAAAGAAATTCCCGGCTATCCTGGGACGGCTTGGGCTGCAATTGCCCAATACGGTACTCCAAAATAAACCGGGAACGAAACGGATTTTAACGGAAAAGCAGCTCGGTGGCTACCGTAAGGCGCAGGCCACTGCTGCCTCTGATGGCCCGGCCATGAGCCGCTCGCAGCAGGAAGAGGGGGCAAGCGCAGAGGTAAAGCGCGTGCAGTCTCAGGTCGATGCTATCAAATCGCGTTGGCCGAACGCACCGGAGGTTGTTGTTGCTGCGCACATGCAGGATGACCTCATTCCTGAACGAGTGCGCCAGGCCGATGAGGCACAGCGTAGCGCGGGCGCCGAAGGGGCCCCCGAAGGCTTCTTCTACAAGGGCAAGGTCTACCTGGTGGCATCTGAGCTGCGCACGCCCAAGGATGTCACCCGCGTGCTGTTCCATGAGGCGCTGGGCCATTACGGTCTGCGCGGCGTGTTTGGCCATAACCTGGCCAGCATTCTCAATCGCGTGGCGCTGAACCGTCGCGCCGAAGTGGTAGCCAAGGCCCGCGAATATGGCCTGGTGGGCGAGAACGTGGATCCGGAGACGGCCACCGACAACCAGGTGTGGCAATCCATGACCCAGCAGCAGCGCCAGTATGCTGCCGAGGAAGTTTTGGCCGTCATGGCCCAGGATGCACCTGGTCAGCCATGGGTGCAGCGCACCATTGCCGCTATCCGTACTTGGCTGCGGGAGAATGTGCCCGCCTTCCGCCAGTTGCGCCTGACCGACGCGGAAATCATCCGCGACTACATCGTGCCGGCCCGCCGGTTTGTTGCCGGTGGGCAGCAGGCCGGGCGCGGGGCAGCCGTCGGGCCCCTGCGCACAGCTGAAGCTCCCATGTACAGCCGGGCGCCATCGGTCATGCGTGACATGCGCAGCCAGGTGCGGGACTCTCTCAACAGCCGGTTTGCCCACCCAGGCACATTGTCCTGGTGGCACAAGACCATCGGCACCATGTACAACCTGGCCGAGCAATCCCCAGCGTTCAAAAAGGTCTACCAGTCGGCCCAGGCCTATATCGATGACATTAGCCAGTACGCGCTGGACGCAGCTGATCGCGCGCCCAACCTGATTCCGCGTCTGGAGGATTGGCGCGATGCCGTGCCAGGCCTGAGCAAGAAGCAGCCCATTTCCACTGAGGACGCTGGAGCGATTGCCGCGCCCATCTTCGAGGGCACGCTCAACTGGGTGCGTGACCTGAGCGGCAAACCTGTGCGGGTGGAGGACGCGGTCAAGGAGGCTCAGGGCCTGGGTGTGGAGCAGAAGGTATCCCGGATGATGAAGGCCGGCACGATCGATCCCGGAATGCTCAACGCCTGGCGCGCTCTGCCCATCTCCCAATACGAGAAGAATGTCGCAAGCCGCTTTGAATCCCAGCATTTGACCGGTGGAGTGGTGTGGAGCGAAGCGGAGCTGCGCAGCCAGTTCAAGCTGAATGATCGCCAGGTCGGCTTGTACAAGGAATACCGCACCGCCATCGACCGCAGCCTGGACACGACAACGCGCTCAGACATCGTGCGCACGGGCGGCGCGCTGCTGGCCCCGGTGCGCGACATCATCATGGACGCCGCCAACGTCGGTGACGCCATGATGGCCATTGACTCATTTGTTAAACAGGAAGTGGCGGCGGACCCAGGGAAGGCCAATGCATATGCAGATGTTCTGCAGGGTGTGAAAAGGAGCGCTGATCGCCTGGCTGACCTGCAGGCGCGCGGCTATGCGCCGCTGCAGCGCTTCGGAGAATTCACTGTGCATGTGGCAGGCGAGAAGGAGGGCGATGCGAGCCGCTACTTCGGGATGTTCGAGACCAAGCAGGAGGCCAACGCCATGGCGGCCAAGCTGCGCAAGGAGTTCGGCGATTCCGTGGTGCAGGGCACCCTCTCGAAGGAGGAGCACAAGCTGCTGGCCGGGATCACGCCGGAAAGCCTGGAGATCTTCGGCGACATGCTGGGCCTGGCCGGTGCTGAAAACGGCACCGACCATGTGTATCAGGAGTTTCTGCGCAAGGCCAAGAGCGACCAGTCTGCGCTCAAGCGCATGATCCACCGCCAAGGCATTGCCGGTTTCAGCGAGGATGTTGGCCGGGTCCTGGCCTCTTTCATCTACTCCAATGCCCGCATGACCTCGGCCGGCCTGCACATTGGCGACATCGGCAAGGCCGTGGCGGACATCCCCAAGAACCAGGGCCAGATGCGCGATGCGGCCGAGCGCCTGCGTCAGCATGTTCTGGAGCCGCAGGAGAAGGGCGCAGGTATTCGTGCATTCATGTTCGCGCAGTACCTGGGTGGCTCGCTGGCCAGCGCCGCAGTCAACCTGACGCAGCCACTGACCACCAGCTTGCCTTACCTGAGCCGGTTTGGCGGGGCGGCCAAGGCCGGCCAGGCGCTGGTACAGGCCTCCATCGACATGGCCAGCGGGGGCAAAGCCTACGGGCCAGAGCTGACCGCTGCGCTCGATCGCGCAGAAAAGGCGGGTGTGGTGTCTCCGCAGGAAATCCATTACCTGATGGGCCAGGCCCGGGGCTCTGGATCCCTGCGCTCGGGCGACGGCACCAAGGCTGGCCAGGTCAATGCCATGCGGCACAACGCCTGGCAGCGCACCAAGCTGCTTTGGGGCACGGCATTTGGCTGGGCCGAGCAGGTGAACCGCCGCATGACCTTTGTGGCGGCCTATCGCATGGCCAAGGAGAACAAGGTCGACAACCCCTATGCCTTTGCCGCAAAAGCGGTGGATGAAACCCAGTTCGTGCAGAACAAGGCGAACAAGATGGAGTGGGGCCGGGGGGCGGTGGGCGGCACGCTGATGACCTTCAAGGGTTTCAGTATTGCCTACCTGGAGCTGATGTACCGTATGTGGAACGCCGGCGAAGCCGGATCCCGCGAGCGCGCTGACGGCCGCAAGGCAGTCATGATCGCCCTGGGCACCCTGATGCTGTTCGGCGGTGGCGGTGGCCTTCCCTTCCTGGAGGATGCCGAGGATGTGGCGACTGGCTTCGGCCAGATGCTGGGTTTCAACTGGAACGCCAAGAAGGCGCGCCAGGACTTTCTGGAGCGCACCTTTGGCCGCGAGCTGGCCCAGTTCATGGACAAGGGCTTGTCCGGTGTGCCGGGTGTGCCTATCGACGTGTCCGGCCGCCTGGGCATGGGCAACCTGATCCCAGGCACCGGACTGCTGCAGGAGAAGACCAGCTACACCCGTGATTACATGGAAATGCTTGGGCCCGCAGGCGACTTCGTCAGCCGAGTAGCCGAGGGCGGCAAGCAGGTGCTGGGCGGGGCAGTCTCGGGCGACGGGTCCAAGGTGATGCGCGGCGCCATGCAAATGGCACCCAAGGCCGTGTCCAACTTGGAGAAGGGTGTCGATATGGGCGCATCAGGCACGTACAAAGACACGCGCGGCGGCAAGGTGTCCGATGTCACGACTACCGAGGCGATCATGAAGGCCATCGGTTTCCAGCCCAGCTCGGTGGCCGACATTCAGGAGGGGAACTATCTGCGTCAGCAGGCGAAGAACTTCTACAACATGAAGTCGCAGGAGATCCGGGCGCTTTGGGCAAAGGGTATCGCCGAGAAGGACCAGGACATCATCGCCCGCGCCCGCGCGGCGCTCAAGGACTGGAACACCAAGAACCCCGATCAGCCGATGGTGGCGAACCTGCCGGCCATCATCAAGAAGGCCAAGGAGCTGCAGCGCGACAAGGCAGACCGAATCGCGGCCACCGCGCCCAAGGCGATGCGCACGCAGATGCAGCGGGAGATTCTGGAAGCCAAGGGGGAGCTACTGCATTGA